AAATCCTGCCACTAATTCTATGAGGTATTGTCTGGAGTCTAAAGAAAAAAGATTTCCTAAACCAAGAATGGTTAAGAAGATATTAGAAGTTACTAAAGGTAAAGTATCTCTTCAAGATTTATATGAAAGTTGGTGGGAATATGAAAAAACTAAATAAGTTTCCATACAAACGAGTACGAATATACTGGCAAGATCCGACTAGTATGTCGGAATGGATGTCTTTAGATAAAGCACTTAATCAAAATTTTAGCTGGTGTGATGACATTGGCTACTTACTTTACAAGGATCAAAAGAAACTAATTATATTTGCTTCACATAGTTTTGATGATGATGGTAATTTAGAGGTTGGTAATATAACTGTTTACCCACGATCTGTTGTTAAAAAAATTGAAAGATTAAAATGACAAATGAAAAAATGTTTGAAGAGATAGGTTGTCCTGATCAACTAAAAAAATGTCAAGCTGAATTGAAACGACAAAAAAAATTTATACAAAAACAATCTGATATAATACTTGCTTTGGAAAAAGATATAGAACTAAAAGATAACATCATATTGGTATTGAAAAACAAATGAAAATATATTGGATAATATTTATACTAATAATATTTACAGGTTGTAGTAAAGCAGAGTACAATTTTAACCCTTGGACAACAGTTTTAAATCAAATTGTAAAACAACAATTAAAATATTAAATGGCTCGGTATAATTACTTTGGAAGAGGTGATCAATATTCTGAATGGCACAGAAATATACAAGATGATAGTCTTGGTTATATAGATTTAGATGTTGTTGAATTTCATAAGACATGTGGTTGCATATTATTTGTTGCTGAAACTTGTAGATTTAAGGGTAGTTACTACAAAAATACCACAATCACACGCAAGATAGCACAAGGTCTTAAATGTAGGGGTTATCTTATCTTTTATATGCCTATTGCTAAGCCACAGAGCCACGCAGACGAGCATTTATGGTATGATCCTTATATGTCATTCAAAATTGCAAGGATAGACCATTTAAGCTCTAATTCTGGCTATGAGTTTAGAGATTTTAGTGCTGAAGAATGGATTAAACACTTACAAGATATTAGAATAAGGCATAATTGTGATAAAGACTAGAGGTTTTTTACATATTACTTATGTTCTTTATCATCATTTAGATAAGGTATCAGGTACTAAAAAAGCTAATTGTCTGTCGGTCTATTTATCCTTGATGAAATATTGTTGGAAGTCTAACGATTATAAGGCAGGATTAAGGCACTCTACAATTCAAAAGGATACAGGTCTATCTAGGACTACAATTCACAGAACATTACAAACTCTTACCAAACTAAATATAATCTCTACTATAAAGGGGAGGTCTGGTAAAACTTATTCTATAAATAATAAGTTTATTAAATATGAAACAGGTATGTTTCAAAAATATACATCCAATGTTTCAAATGTAAAGACATTAGTAGAAACAGTAGATACATTAAACAATAGTGTTATAAATAAAATTATTGGTGATAATAGGGGTAATATTGATAAGATAATACTTAATCTAGCTACCCTCCCTGACAAAACACTTAAAGAAGATACTAAAAATCCTTATTATATAAAGTTAGCTATTGCGAAAAAGAAGGAACTTGCTGCCGAGAGCAAAGCTAATTATGTTAATCCAGATAAAGTTATAAGAGAACTAAAGAAAATAACAAAGGAAAAGAACTTTGCTTATAAAAGAAAGAAACAATACAATATTAAAAATGGTATCAAGCCATGGGAAAAGTAATGTGTTCATATTGAGTTTTATAAACCATTGTCCGGAGTATATATATATATGAAAACAATTAAACTTACTAAAAAACAAATACAAATACTAAGATCAGCTCTTGGAGAATATGAACAGTTTTTATTTTCAATAGAACAAGAGCAAATGAATGAAGAGTATAATCGTTTTGGTAGAAATCTTAATGATAACTTAAAAAGAATAAATAAAAAGTTATATGGCTAAGGTAAAGATACAATGCGAGGCGATAGCTCGTCATTCTGGTAAAAGATGTAGATGTAAGGGGTACTTTACCCCTACATCAAGACGTATGTTATGTACCTATCATCGTGGTTCTAAAAGCTGGGATCACCGGACTAGAAAATATAAAGGTTTATACAGAAACAATAACATAGATATTCAAGCCAAGATAAATATGTTAAAGA